ATGGACGTTATTTACCTCAAAACGTGAGCCAAAGCCATGAATAAGCCAGAACAAGGCTCAACTGGTGGCAACGTGGTCGAAATAGGCTCAAATCGGCTGCTATCGGTTTCAGAGCCGTCATCAGCTACGCTATATGGCTCACCGACGCCAAGAATCCACTCACCACTCAACGATTTACCTTCTAGAGGCCCGGAACTCATAGACTTTGCCAATCAGATCTATGAGAACGGGTTCATGCCGTGGCAGAAGTTCGTGGCAGAACACTCGCTCAAGGTCAAACCCGACGGGAGATGGGCGACCCCAATCAACTGCGTCGTAGTGGCCAGACAATCTGGGAAATCGACTTATATGCTCGCACGTATCGCAATGGGCCTCTTCCATTGGAACGAGTCGCTTCAGGTGGCCTCAGCTCACCGGTTAGTTACTTCTCTGGAGCAATTTAGGCAGCTCGTAAATATAATCGAGGCTAACGACGACTTGGCCAAGCAGGTCAAGAGAATCCGATGGCAACACGGCAACGAAGAGATTGAGACCCTTCACGGCACCCGGTTCGTTATCAAGGCTGGCGGTTCTGCAGCTCGTGGATTGAGCAAGCCCGAATCCGTACACCTTGACGAACTTCGCGAAATGCACGAACTCGAATCTTTTGCTTCTTTGCGCTACACCCTGATGGCCGCCAAGAATCCGCAAGTGAACGCGTTCTCGAATGCCGGGGACTCGCACAGCGTGGTTCTCAACCAGTTCCGGGAACGTGGCCTTGCAGCTATGGCCGGAGCCAAGGATGACATCGGCTATTTTGAATGGTCGGCTGCGACCGATGACATAACCGATCATCGCAACTGGCAGGCTGCCAATCCGGCACTTGGCCACACGATTCACATCGACAACATTAAAGCCGTACTCAATGACCCAGCCGACGTGGTTATGACCGAGGTCTTATGCAGATGGGTGCAGACAATCTCTAGCTGCGTCGGAGCAGCCGAATGGGAAAAGTGCATCGACCCGGATGTCGAGTTAGACGTGGAGAAATTAACTTGGCTTGGTCTCGACCTTTCACCGGACAGAAAACACGGAGCCCTTATCGCCGCCCAGAAATTAGGCGACGAATCCTTCATGATTAAACTTCTCCACACTTGGAGCAATCCACTGCAGCTCGATGACAAGGCCATCGCCAACGACGTCGCGCCTTATTGCCGCAAATTCCCGATTGAATATCTGCTTTATAGCAAGAGAACAAGCGGAGCCGTAGCTTCTCGATTGGTGCCAGCCGGTATTCCGACCTTTGACATGGATTCGAACTATCCGCAGGCTTGCGACGAAATGCTTGGGGCTATCAACTCCGGCAGACTCAAGCACTCCGGAAAACAGAGCGAACTCACGACCCAGATGCTTTCGGCGGTTCAACTTCGTCGTGGCGATGGTGGCTGGGTCATAGGACGTAGAGCATCACAGGCGGCCGTCTGCGCTGCGGTGGCCACGGCCCTCGTAACTCACTTTGCGACACGCCCAGAGACGGAAACAGACATAATGGTCGGCTAGTGATATACGCCTGAGAAAATCCTCGCATGGGATTACTCGACATCTTTGCCACTCGTAAAGTGGAAATGGCTACGCCGTCTCCTACTTACGACGTCTCGGCTTCTCTTGGGCCGGTAACGTCTCTTGATTCTTTAACGCCTTTCTTCGGTGGTGCAAATACCGCTACACGCGAACAAGCGATGATGGTGCCAACGGTTGCAAGAGCCAGAAATATAATCTGCTCATCGATTGCCTCGATTGGTCTTGAAGTCATCGACCGTTCAACCGGGATGGAAATCGAAGATGCAACTCCACGCGTTATTCGAACTCCAGACCCACGTATTCCCGGAAGCGCGACATACGTCTGGACTTGTGAAGATTTATTATTTTATGGCTATGCGTACTGGCAGATCACTGAGTTATTTGCCGACACGTACAGAGTGCGTAGTGTTCAGCGCGTATCACCTGCTCGCGTAACTATCCAGACAAACTCAATCGCATCCGAAATCGAATATTACATGGTCGATGGAACTCCGGTTCCGAATTCTGGCGTCGGAAGTCTTGTCGTATTTAATGGCAACGATGAAGGCCTTCTCAATCGAGCTGGTGCAACTATTCGCACCGGTGCCGAACTCGAACGAGCTGCAGCGATGTACGCTCGCGAGCCGGTTCCCTCAATGGTATTAAAATCAAATGGAACTGCTCTGCCAGCAGACCGAATTGCCAAGTTACTCGACTCCTGGGGTGCAGCCAGACGTTCTCGCGGAACGGCTTTTCTTAATGCCGATGTCGAGCTTCAAACTGTTGGCTTTGACCCTGAGAAGTTACAACTAAATCAGGCCCGTTCGTACGTGGCGACAGAACTCGCTCGCGCTACGGGAATCCCGGCTTATTACGTCGATGCAGAGACCGGTTCGAGTATGACGTACTCAAATGCGACAACTCAACGCCAGACCTTGCTCGACTTCTCACTTATTCCACTTATGACTTCAATATCCGAACGTCTGTCCATGCCGGACTTTATTCCACAGTCTCAGGAAGTTAAATACGATCTGAGCGACTATCTACGCGGTTCCGATTTAGAACGCGCCAACATATACAAAACACTGAATTCAATCGTGGATGCTCAGGGCAATCCTGCAATCACCGTTGAAGAAATCCGTAACGCCGAGGAGATGATTAAATGAAGGTAACTACACCGTTCACGATTACCGCAGCCGATTCAGAAGCTCGAACTATTACGGGCCAAATCGTTGCGTTCGATACACCAGCCAACGCATCCACTGGGAAGGTGATGTTTAAATCCGGGTCATTAAATCCGGCTAATGTAAAACTTAACCTTGAGCATGATTCTTCAAGACCGATTGGGAAAACTTTAAGCATGGAGTTCTCACCAGATGGCAAATCAATCAATGCCACCTTTAAAATCTCAAAGACGACCGCTGGTTCAGATGCGATTCAGGAAGCAATCGATGGACTCCGCGACGGCTTTAGTGTGGAAGCGAATGCCATCGATTTCGGTCACAATGAAGACGGGACTATGGTCGTCAATTCGGCTGAACTTGTCGGCGTCGCTTTAACGCATAATCCGGCTTTTAATTCAGCTCGCGTCTCTAATGTCGCAGCTACTACCGCACCAGACGAAGTTTCTGAGCCATCATCCGATGATTCAGAATCACCAACACCAACAGAAGGAGACGAAGTGGAAAACACCGTCACAGAAGCACCTGCCGCCGAGACGGTAGAAGCCTCGCAGTCAGTACAGGCCGCAGCAGCACCAAAGCCTGTTAATTTCATCGCAGCACGAAATCCAATCGTGTCACCAGAGACTTATCTCATGCACCAAGTTAAAGCGGCTCGCGGTTCAGAAGAATCTCGCGCGTTCATCGCTGCAGCTACTGCATCAACAGATAACCCTGGCTTAATTCCAACACGCCAACTTCGTGAAGTCGTAAATGGTCTTGCAGATAATGTAAGAGCCTCAATCGATTCGATTTCAAATGGCACTCTTCCAAGCGCAGGATTAGTATTTCAAATCCCAAAGATTACGGTACTGCCAAACGTAAGTCAGATTGACGAACTCGACCCAGTAACTCCAACCGTTATGGAATCCGAATTCATCAACGTGGATGTAAAATCCTTCAAGGGTTCCCAGACCATGTCCGTTGAACTCGCTGACAGATCAGATCCATTGTTCTTCACAGAACTTATCAGCAATCTTTCATCACAATATGCACGTGCAACGAATGCTTATAACTCAGCACAAATCATCGCTGGTGCAACTAAGACTGCAACCGGTTATGGCACAGACATCACTGCGGCAGAATTGCTTGCGTGGGTTTCAGCTGGTGCAGTAAGTGTTTATTCAAACACCTTCAAATTCGCAGACGCAATCGTCGTGAGTCCAGCCATGTGGGGCCGAATCATGAGCTTCAACGTGGACGGGCGACCAATTTACAATGCAATCGCTCCGCAAAATGCTGCTGGAAATGCACAACCTCGCAGCTTGCGCGGTTCAGTAAATGGCATCGATTTGTGGGTAGATACCGCACTATCAGGCACAGGTGACGATTCTATGTACGTCATCAACCGTGACGCATACACATGGTACGAGTCTCCACGCTTGGAGCTTCGCACTAATATCATCTCCGACGGTTCTATCGGAATCCTTGTTTATGGATATGGAGCAACGGCCACAAAGATTGCGGCTGGCGCATACGCGTTCAATAAGGACTAATTAGAAAATCAATCATCGGCTAGGTCGCTCCCGAACTAGCCGAGCAGACGAAGGGAACAGAGATGCCGAATATCATTACCGCTGACCAACTGCGAGCGATACTTGGCGTCTCTGAATCTCTTTATGACGATACTTATCTTGACCAGATTATTGATTCTGCGGAACAGACCATCCTTCCGCTGCTGACGCAATACCAATCGGCAATCACCACTACACGCATTTCAGATGGTGTCGTCTATTTTACGACAATCCGGCCATGCTACTTTGCGGTAGGTCAATCCGTCGTGGTTGCCGGTTGCGGCGATTTAGATGCAACATATACAGTCACGACGCACTCGGTGACGGGATTTGAGTTCTCTGCAGCTACTGCCGAAGCCGACCAAATAGTCCACGCGATTATTCCGGCCGGAAGTGCCACCCTTGATGGAGCTTCATCCGCAGAACTTTACGCAAACGTCGCACCAATCCAATCGGCCATCTTGGTCGTAAGTGTGGAGATATTTCAGTCCGTGACTGCTCCGGGCAATCAGATCATGAGCGACAACTTTCAACCTTCGCCATTCGTACTTGGCAGAAGTTTAACGAACAGAGTGATTGGCCTTCTAGGGCCGTTCATCGATGTAGAGACGATGGCAATGTGACAATCGAAGCAGACGTCCGAACACCGTTAGCCACTGCCCTTTCAGGAGTCGTTGCATCGGTCTATAACGGCATTCCAGAAGCTTTGATTGCTCCAGCCGTATGTTTAATTCCGGATGCACCGTATCTGGAGCCAAATCTTATTAATGGGGCCGTGACAAAGGTTCAGGTCAATCTGACCGTAACCGGAGTCGTGGCATATAACAATAACGCAGCAGCCCTCGATAACTTGGAGCAGCTGATGATAAGCATTCTGGGGGCCATGCCGCCCGGATACGTGGTCGGTAACGTCAATCAACCGACACCTTTAGAAGTCGGGACTGGTAAATTCCTTACGTCGGACTTACAAGTCTCAACCTACTACACAGAAAACTAGGAGCAAAAATGACCACTATCATCACCGGTAGAGACATCACATTCACCATCGATGGTGATACTTATGATGCTCAAGCTACATCGGCCACACTTACCATCGATTCGACAATCAATACGTACCAGACCCTCGATGGCAAAGCTTATTACACGACAGATTCTCAGGGAACTTTTGCGGTTGAAATGCTGCAAGATTTCGGAGCGGTTTCATCACTTTGTGAAGCACTATGGAACGCCGCAGCGACTACACCAAATACACCGCTGACAGTTCTCTTTACTGTTGCAGGCGTCGCCTACACCTTCAACGTGCAACCGATCTTCCCTTCACTTGGTGGTTCTGCGCCAGACGCATTAACCGCTTCACTTTCATTTACCTGCGTCACCACACCAGCGTTAGACTAGAGATAAGGAATCGGGAGCATGAAATTACCAATTACAATCGAATACAACGGCGGCACCATTGAGACCTACACTGCGCAACCGCCAGAGTGGGCTAAGTGGGAAAACAAGACGGGATTTATCGTCTCCCAAGCTCAGGAAAAGATAGGAATATCTGACCTGTTATTTCTGGCGTATCACGCTATGAAGCGCGAGGGTGGCGGTAAGCCCGTTAAGCCTTTCGATATTTGGTGCGACACAGTCGTCGAAGTAAAGGTCGGAGATGACGAAAGCCCAAAAGTTACGCCGTCGGAAGCCTAAATAGAATTCTCTGGGACTTGGCCATCGCAACCGGTCTAAGTCGCAGCGAGTTCGAGACCGCCGAAGACGTATTAACCGCAATCGAGATTATGGAGCAGCGGAATGGCAAGTGAGATGATCGCATACGACAAGTCTGACTTGCGTGGCATTATCCGGGCCTTCAAGGCGATGGACGAAGAAGCCGTCTCTCAAGCTAAAGGCGTCTCCAATAATCTGGCTACTTATCTCCAATCCAAGATTATCGGTTCGGCTTCTAATGCAAGAAATAGAGCTGCGTCGAGGATTGCTGATGGTTCAAGAGTGAGTAAGTCATCCAAAGTCGGAGAACTGTCTTTCGGCTTCGTGTCTCAAAAGTTCTCCGGCGGTGGCACGACGCAACAACTCTGGGGCGGTTACGAGTTCGGGTCTAACAAGTTCAAGCAATTCCCAGTCTGGTCTGGTAAAGAAGGCCGTGGTTCTCGCGGTTACTTTATCTATCCGACACTCCGCAAAGAGCAGCCATATTTGGTTAATGAGTGGGAAAATGCATTCACAAAGATTTTAAAGGAATGGACGTAACATGGCAGCCGCTGGTTCAAGAACTCTCAAGTTATCCATTCTGGCTGATATTGATGATCTGAAAAAGAATCTCAATGTCGGCTCCACCGAGGTCGATTCTTTCGGTAGCAAGGTTACAGACTTTGGAAAGAAGGCCGGCCTAGCCTTTGCCGCCGCAGCTGCTGCGGCTGGTGCCTACGCAATCAAGATTGGCGTCGATGGAGTCAAAGCAGCCATCGAAGACGAGCAATCTCAGGTCAAATTAGCCAGCGCATTACAGAACGCAACTGGCGCAACAAATGACCAGATTGCTTCGGTAGAAAAGCAGATTCTCAAGATGTCTTTGGCCACCGGAGTCTCGGACGATAAACTTCGTCCGGCCCTATCTCGACTGGCCCTCTCGACTGAAGATGCGAGTAAAGCCCAAGAACTTCTTTCTTTGGCCCTTGATATTTCAACGCAAACGGGCAAACCGCTCGAAAGTGTGGCAAATTCGTTAGGCAAGGCTTATGACGGGAACACGACTGCCCTTGGAAAGTTAGGCGTTGGATTATCATCGGCCGAACTTAAGACCATGGATTTCACCCAAGTCCAGCAACGTCTGACCGACTTATTTGGTGGGGCAGCAGCTAAGAACGCCGAGACCTTTCAAGGCCGAATGGATATTCTCAAGACCACACTCAACGAAGCTAAAGAGACTATTGGCTACGCGTTGCTTCCAATCTTGGAGAAGTTAGTCGGATATTTTACAGAATATGTCGTCCCAATCGTAGAAAAGTTATCGAACGCCTTTTCAGATAAATCTGGTGGATTGACGTCTTATATTTCAAATCTTGCTACAACTCTCAGCAATGTCTTTATTCCAATCTGGAACGGTCTCCTTAAAGGCTTGGCCTACGTCAAAGATGCAATCGGTGACAATATGGATGCCTTCCTGGCTTTCGGAAAGTTAATCGCAGATTACGTTGCACCGGTTCTCGGAACGACTTTAGGAGCAGCACTTCAGATCGTAGGAAAGATTGCTGGCGGTGTTATTAACATCATCGGCGGCATTATTGGAGCCATCACGACCGCCGTGGAATCTGCAATCGGAGTTATTAACTGGCTGATTACTAAATACAACTCAATCCCAATTTTACCGAACATCCCAACGATTCCAGTTAGCGGAGCCCCAACAGTCAAAATGCCAACGGTCTCAACTTCAGGCGTTACGACCTCTACAACAATCCCAAAGATTGCCCTGCCATCGACTTCAACGTCTTCGACCTCTTCGGGTGTAGCTTCTGCGGCTAGTTCTGCGTCTAAAGCGGCAGCCAGCATCGCCGGTGGTGGATTTACCGATTCACAAAATGCCGCTCGTTTAGCTGCTATGGGTGGCGGTGGTTTCACGGATTCTCAAAATGCTGCACGTATTAGCATCACGGTCAATGGAGCAATTGACCCAGAAGGTACGGCTCGGACGATTGTAGATACCCTCAACAATTCTGCCTACCGTGGCACCGGTGGTTCTAGTAACTTGGTCGCAGTGTGACAGTCTGGAATCCAATCTGGCGCGTCACCATTCAAGGGACGATTTACACCAACTTCACACTTGCCAATCTCACGATAACTTCTGGCCGCACTAATATCTACGAACAGGCCAATGCCGGTTATGTGAATATGCAGCTCATAAATCTTGACCAATCTGTCGTGAATATAAATATCAACGACTCAGTCACAATCGAACTTAAAGATTCAACTGCGACTTTCACTCCGATATTTGGTGGGACAATTACTGACGTCTCTATCTCAGTTTCTAGTTCCGGCGTCGTAGGAATCAACCAGACCATTTCGATCATCGCGCTTGGGGCATTGTCTCGACTTCCTAAAGCCTTAACCGATGGGACACTAGCTTCAGCCCATGACGGAACTCAAATCCTTCATATATTGCAAGATTTGCTTCTCAATAACTGGAGCGAAGTTCCAGCCGCTTTAACCTGGGCCACGTACAATCCAACGACTACTTGGGCCAACGCGGAAAACGTCGGACTTGGAGAGATTGATACTCCAGGCAATTACGACTTAGCTGCACGAACTGCTGACCGGACTACCGTTTATTCTTTGGTCTCAGCACTTGCTACTTCCGGACTTGGTTATATTTATGAGGATGCTCAGGGCAGAATCAGTTATGCCGATTCGACTCACCGGAGTATTTATCTGGCGACTAATGGCTATACCGACCTTTCAGCAGCTCAGGCCCTAGCCAACGGCATCACTATCCAAACGCGAGCTGGAGATGTCCGGAACTCGGTGACTTTGAAGTATGGGGCTAATTCTGCCAATGAGACCACTCCTTTCGAGGATGCGGATTCGATAGCCATTTACGGACGTCTGGCCCAGATAGTTACGACGACCCTTAAGAATCACGCGGACGCCGATGACCAAGCAGCCTTTTATCTAACTCTTCGGGCCTATCCGCAGCCGATGTTCAATCAGATCACATACGAATTGACCAATCCCGAAATCGATGACGCAGACAGGGATTCGCTGATTAATATCTTTATGGGACTTCCGTTACGACTTTCGGATTTGCCACTCAATATGTCTGCTGGAACTTATCTGGGTTTCGTCGAGGGATGGACGTTCCGGGCAGCGTACAATTCGGTCTCGGTGACGGCTTTGCTTTCACCGTTAGCGTTCAGCCTTCAAGCTATGAAATGGCAAGAAGTATCAGTACTAGAAAAATGGAACACCATTTCGGGAACTCTCGAATGGCAAGATGCGACTGTCGTCGCGTAAGGAGAACAAATGAGCAATCCCACGACCCCCTTTGGCTGGCAAATGCCTACGGCCACAGATTTAGTAACGGATTTACCTGCAGACTTTGAAGTCTTTGGTCAAGCCGTCGCAACTTCTATGGGTGATTTACTTGGCGGAACTACAGGCCAGATTCTTTCAAAGGCCACGAACACGGATATGGACTTTACTTGGGTATCACCAAATCCCGGAGACATAACGGGAATCACCGCAACAAGTCCCCTTACAGGTGGGGGAACATCTGGCGATGTAACGGTCGGAATCCAAGCTTCAAGCACTACTCAATCTGGAGCGGTGCAACTTACTGATTCAACATCTAGCACATCGACAACAACCGCAGCTACGCCAAACTCCGTTAAGACTTCCTACGATCTGGCAAACGCTGCGATTCCAAAGTCTTTAGTCGATGCAAAAGGTGACATTCTAACTGCGACTGCTGACAACACTCCGGCCAGACTTGCAGTAGGCACGAACGGCCAAACACTTGTGGCGGATAGTACCGCTGCTACTGGCTTAAAATGGGCTACACCTACGGCTGGCGGTACTGCTAACTGGTCACTACTTAACTCAGGCGGTACTGCATTAACTGCTGCTCAAACAATTACTGTCAGCGGAATTTCAGGTGCAAATCAAGTGATGATCGTATTTGTCAGTGCATCTTGCACAAGTGCGTCAAGCACTATTGGCGTTCGTATAAATACAGACACAACAACCAAATACGACACTTATGGCACTTATGTTTATTCTCCAGCAGCTTATGTTACAGGTGGTATTTCTCAAAATATTACTAATGCTGCTGGCACATACATTCCTGTTGGCATTATGTCAGGAGTAGATACATCAGCAGCATCAGGATATTGTTTAATTAGTGGCGCAAACGCCGCTGGAATCAAGACATTTCAAGCCGTTGCAGGATTTAGCCGTGCAAGTAATGATAGCCAGCAAAACTACATTGTGGGCGGTCTTTATACTGGAACCAGCACAATTAGCAGCGTTTCAATGTATTCTCCCACTTCAAATTTTGATGCTGGCACTGTCTATGTTTATACAACCGCGTAAAGGATAAATAAATGAAAATAACTGAAAAGACTTTTGATGCTTCCACAGGTGAAGAAACAATTACTGAACGCGATGAAACTGCTGCCGAAACTGCACATCGTTTAGAATTAGAGAAACAAATTGCTGAGGACTTAGCAGCCAAAGAAAAGGCTGATGCGGCGCGTGAAGTGGCACAGGCAAAACTTTCTGCACTTGGTCTAACTGCTGAAGATTTGAAAGCACTTGGGCTTTAAGTGGAACACTTGACTGAGATTCTTACCAATGAGCCAATTTCTAAGCCAGAATAACTGGGTCGCGTCTAAAGACGCAGCAGAAATTGGCATCGTAAGTGTTCCAATCGTCGGGACGAAGCTCAAAGTGCGATGTGCAAAGGCCGTCGCACCATTGGTCGCTGGATTCTGCAAAGAGTTCCACGATCTGATTGAACCAATCGATGGTGGTGCGTTGGATGACTGGGGTTATTGCTTTCGGATGGTTCGTGGGGCCACGGACAAGCTGAGCAATCATTCATCCGGCACCGCCATCGACCTCAATGCCACCAAGCACCCTCTAGGAAAGAAGGGGACATTCCCAAGCGAGAAAGTGCCGATGTTGAGAGCTTTGGCCAAGAAGTACGGCATGATGTGGGGTGGAGATTTCCGTCATCGTTCTGACGAAATGCACTTCGAAATCTCTATAACTCCAGCGAAAGCCGCTGAACTTATCGAAAGGCTAGGATTATGAGCGAATTCAAAGCATTAGCAGCTTCTTGGGCTAGGTCTTTTCTGGCCTCATGTCTCACAGTTTATTTAGCCGGAGTCACCGACCCAAAGGCTATCGGCATGGCAGGCATCGCATCCGTGGCACCCGTTATTCTCCGCTGGCTCAACCCTAACGACACGACCTTCGGCCGCAAATGACCGATGCAATCACGGCGGTCGGATTAATCGCAGCGAGTACGATTTCTGGCATTGCTGCCCTTTATGCAGCTCGTTCAGAAAAGAATTCGCGACCCGTCTCTAACGGCTTTGCCGAGGGGATTAGAGCCGACGTCAGAGAAATCCGGACGCTGATGATTGAGCATATTAAAGACCACAAATAGCTTTTAGACACGCCGACCGCTAGGCGTGAATCTTGATTATGTCAGCCCAAGGTGTCACTCTCTGATTCGGGAGCCGGTGGTCGGTTCCCAGAATCGGGAGCAAAATGACAACCAGCGAGATTGGGCTATTCGTCCTTATGGCGATTGCCTGCATTTTATGGGCCATCGTAAGTTACTCAGTCGGATACAAAGAAGGCCATAAAGATGGCTACCAACGCGGCAGAGCCGTAACACGTCACGCCTCATCGAAGGTCGTGGCCTGATGGGATTCCTAGATAACTACGAGGATGTAGCTGCAAGGATTCGACGCTTCTGGGAGACTCATCCCACTGGTCGAATTGAGAATCAGATCGTGGACTTCAACGCCGAGAAGGGTTACATCTTCGTCGAGTGCCGGGTGTATCGCGAATACGAAGACACGTCACCTTCTGCCATCGATTACGCGTTCGGCAATGTGGCAACCTATAACGTGCAAATGAAACGATTCTTCGTGGAAGATACTGTCACTTCGGCAATCGGCCGCGCGATTGGTCTTTTACTCGGTACGTCCGAAAGGCCTACGCGTCAGGATATGGAAAAGGTCGAACACGTTGAAGCTAAAGTCGTCGCTTCGACCGTTGATGACTCAGACCCTTGGGCAACGAGCCAACCGGTTAAATCAACCCTTAACGAGATTGCAAGCCAACTTGGCGGTGAGCTTGTAGCTGCGGCCCCAGAGTGCATCCATGGCCACCGTATCTGGCGAGAGGGAACGTCTGCGAAGACCGGCAAAGCGTGGGCAAATTACTCATGCACCGAAAAGAGTAAGGCCACACAATGCCAGCCTATCTGGTACGTGTTCACTTCACGAGGAACGTGGGAGCCACAAGTATGACAAAAGCCCGGCTTATTAAGATTCTTGTAGTTATCGAACTTCTACTTTTAATCGGATTGGTGGTAATAGCGTTATGAGCGACTTTATGGAAATGATTGACCCAAGAACTATGACCGCAAAGTTACTAGAGAACGGCAAAGTCATTGCGGAATACAAAGTCGAGCAATGCGACAAATGCGCGATGATCGTGCAACTTGATGCACAGGGCTATCAGAAAAGCGACCCAATAGAGAACGTCATCTGGTTCTGTAAAGGGTGCCGATGATTCGAGTCAATATCTCACGGGATGACGAATTCACGGCCGGTTCTGTGGCCTTTCGTCGAGCGATGGAGAACTCGAACAAGGTAGATAAATCGTTCCAGCAGCTGGATTTGCACGAAGGGATTGCGAGAGACGCACACTCCATCGGAGCTGAGATAGCAGTCGCGCAGTATTTCGGAATCAAGGATTTCGAGCCAACCTGCGGAACTTTCAAAGACAAAGCCGATGTCGCTTCGTTCATCGAAGTCAAGCATACGAAGTGGCGCGATGGTCATCTCATCGTCAAAGAATCCGACCGCAACTCCGACATAGCCGTATTGGTAGTCGGTACATCACCGCAGTATTACATCGCTGGATGGATACCGGTAGCCGTGGCCAAAAAGCCACGATTCAAGCACGACAAATCTAACTCGTGGTGGGTTAGCCAAATCAACCTACAACCCATCGAGACTTTACAAAGGAGCCAATATGGCGCAGCTAGACTTTGAATGTCGAAAGTGTAAGAAGATAACCCGTCAGATTATTCAAGGAAAGATTACGGATAACTTGCCCCCTGGAGTCGAAGTAATCCAATGCACCAAATGCGAGCTTCTAACCGTAGCCAGCGTTGGAACAGATCATCATGAGTAGCGACCGGCTAGACCTCGACTTCGGTCACGACGACATCGACCACGGGACATCGGACGATTACTACACGCCGCCGACAATCTTTACATCTCTTGGTCTCAGCTACGACATGGACGTATCTGCACCACCTAACGGAGTTCCATGGATTCCGGCCAAGCGGTTCTTGAGTGTTATCGATGACGGACTGGCGACACCTTGGGAAGGCCGGGTCTGGTGCAATCCACCTTACTCAGACGTTACGCCTTGGGCCAATAAGTTCATCGCTCACGGCAACGGCGTCGCTTTGGTGCAGGTATCTAAAGCTCGATGGTTCGATACGTTATGGGTCAAAGGAGACGGGTTCCTGATACTCCCATCAAATCTCAAGTTCATGACTCCCAACGGTGAGACCAAGGGCATCTTCATGCCTTGCGTACTCGTTGGCATGGGAGAAGAGAACGTCGAAGCTATGAGAAATAGCGGATTAGGCCACGTAAGATGAAAGTTCACTACATGAGCCAAAGCGACAACTGGGCCACACCGCGAGAGTTCTATAACCGTATTGATTCTATTTATCACTTCGATCTGGATGCAGCAGCTAGTTCGAGCAATAAAAAGTGCGATAAATGGTACGGGTTAGACCATCCAGACCCGGATAGACGTGATGGGCTAAGTGTTGATTGGGACGGTGACGTCGTCTGGTTGAATCCACCGTACGGACGCGTCATCGGGCATTGGTTAAAGAAGGCTCACGAAGAGAGTTCCAATCGAACGGTCGTCTTGCTATTGCCTGCTCGTACGGATACTCACTGGTTCCACAACTACTGCACACCTCACCGGATAACCTTCTTACGTGGCAGATTAAAGTTCGGAGACGCTATTCATGCCGCGCCATTCCCATCGATGATAGTGGAGATGATTAAATGAGTTATACACAGGAGTTATCCACAGGCACTAATAAACGGTGGATGACACGCAGGAGCCCCGTTCAAGTTATGCACATACTTGCGATGTATTTGACTTCGTCGGTACGATGCTATCGCTTGAAGCGAGCCGCTGAGGCGGATTGCTCGCTAGAGCGGACGCATCTAAAGCCACTCCTATGCCTATTAGCAGGCTTGCTTTCAATAACGGCAATTACACCAGCTCGAGCGATAACTCAAACAGATCATCTCAAGCTATACGCACACTCTCGGATTGTTGATTACAAACAGTTCCAATGCCTGAACTCGTTGATTACTAAGGAGTCATCTTGGAACGTATCAGCTAAGAACGGGAGTCATTACGGCTTAGGCCAGATGAAGAATGAGCGATACAAGAGGCTGGATGGATACTCTCAGATTGACTGGACTATTCGCTATATTAAGAATCGTTACGGTTCGATGTGCAACGCATACCGTCACCTCTTAGCGAAGGGATTTCACTGATGTCGAACTCTTGGAAGGGTGGTAGTGGTAAAGGGTGGAGAGCGATAAGGGAACGGATACTCAAGCGCGATGGCTACGCATGCCAGCAGTGTGGTGAGACCGAGGGCCAACTCCACATCGACCACATCATTCCTAAGCGGTTGATGGGTAAGGAAGGCGATGTAGATTCCAATCTGCGAACTCTGTGCAGAACTTGTAATTTAAAGAAGGGTGGTCGCTTTTTTAGTACGCCTTTAACAC